AGTTGATAGCATGGATTAAAAGTTATGCACTTACTTATGCAAAAGATTATTTAAAAACAAATAAAGATGATATTATAGTTAAGCTGAATAAGAAGGTTAATCTGCCTGTACTTAATGAGAAACAGGAAGCAAAGCTACTAGAAGCTGTCTATGAGGTTGTCTTAGAAGTATTTGATGATGATTCAGAAGCTGATAATAAATAAAGTAATAGAATTATTATCTAGGCAGTTCAAACTTCACAAGATAATGAAGTATGTTCAAGAGCCTAATGAATTAGATCATAAAGTTATTGAACTGGAGAAAGAGATTAAAAAATTAAAGAAAGATTCACACCCTCCAGTATTTTCAACTGAAGAAAGAGATACTGTCAATACTAGAATTAAAAGCCATAGTGATAGATTAATTTTAATAGAAAAGAAGATAAAGAAGATTAAATGAAAGCACTTGAAATAAGTAATTTAGATCAACATTTAAAACCTGTCCAAATAGATGGAGTTAGCACTCCCTTAGAATTATCTACTACAGATTTAAGAATATCAAGTGGAGAGTTATCAATTAATAATCTTACAGCAGGAACAGCTAAGGTTGATGGAGATTTGACAGTTGATGGTAATATTGATATGACTGGTAGTGTGTCAGAAATAAATATGGCATTTTCAACACAAATCAATGCAATTACATCTCAAGGAATTGTTGCAGTTGAGGCATCAGGAATGATTATAGATAATGTTAATTATGGGGGAGATGATCCTACCTTTTTATCAATTTATCCAAGTGAAGTCAATGTAGGTGATGCTCAAATAAGACTTTATAACTATACTTCTATAGCTTGGAATATAGGAAATGATGCTGATGATAGTCAGAATCTAAAATTTGATTATGGGAATACAACTACAGGTGGAGCAACTAAACTAACATTATCCAATGGAGGAAATCTAACAGCATCAGGTGATGTTATCTCAGGAGATGATGTTGCAGTACCAGCTACAGCACAGATTAATTTTGATGGTATAGGTGGAGATACTTATATACATGAAGTAAGTGCAGATAAGATGGAATTAGTGGCAGGTGGAGATGAGATGATTACTCTTGATGAGGCTAATCAAAGAATTACTTTAGAAGCAGATAAATTAGTATATAAACTTGGTAGTGGTGGAGATGAGTGGAGTATTGCAGATTCAGCTTGGGCAGGAACTATTATTGGATATAGAATGATTGGAGAAGATGCTGCTTCTGATTCTTATGCTTTAACAACATCATTTGTTGTTCCTGATTCTAATATGACAGTAAGGTTTGAATCTCCTCCAAGTGGTGCAGTTGAGGTTATGGTACAAATATATGCAGATACGTTAACTACAAGAAGAAGAATATATTTTGGGTTGTCAGACAATGCAACATATAACACTATTGGAGTGGGTTATGAGCAGTTTCATCATTCTACATCTTCAGCAGATGATGATGAGACCATTCAACATTATTGGACTATCACAGGATTAACAGCAGGAGATACTTATAATTATTGGTTTGGAGCAAAAACAAGTGCAACTATACATACATTAAGATGGGGTGGAACATCAACAAATCAATATCCTGATTTTATAATGAAAGTAACAGCATTACCAACAGCAGTAGCAAATTATGCAGAATATGATTAAGGAGAATAAATGGCTTTAACAAATAAAACAATAGCAAGTACCTATGGAGATATTCTTCAAGCAGATAATAGTGGCTCAGGAAGAACTGCTAATGGCACAACCATTAAAGATGGTTTAGGGCAATCTACAGCTTTAACATTAGGGCAGAATAAACTTCATGTAAAGCCTTCTACAGATCAAACTGATGCAGTAGTTATAGAAACATCAGGAGGAACAGATTTATTAGTAGTGGATTCAACCAATAGTGCAGTAAAAGTAGGAACTACTCAAACTTATGCTAATAGTCAAGTCCAAAGATTTTCAGTCCATGATTTACAACCTGCAGATGGAAAACACCATTCTATGTTTGTTGATAGTGGTTGGGCAGGTCTAACATCACTAGATTTTGGAACTGGAACAGACCCTGCAACAACATTTACTTTAAGCTCATCAGAAGCAAATGCAAATGCTTTAGTTGGATCTATATGGTATATACCTGTTGCAATAACCATAGATGAGGTTAGAGTTATAGGTGGTGGAGAAGCAGCAGATACTATTAATTTCCATTTATTTTCATATACAATAGCTACAGGAACTGGAGCAGATGCAGGAGATTTATCAGCAGGAACATTATTAGCACACAATGGAAGCACATTAACAACAGGTGCTGATAGAGTAACAACAACAACATTAACAGTAGATTCAGGAAATGTAGCAGCAGATAAGGTGGTTATAGCCACTATAGAGAATGTGGGAGCAACAACAGATTTGACAGCACAATTAATTGTAAAATATCATTATCAGTAAGGAGAAAAGATGGCACAATATATAAAAGAAATTAAATTAGGTACAGCAAAGGGAGATTATATTAAGAGATTAACAGGCTCTTATAATGTTGTGTTTGATAAAATCATAAAAGTGGATAATTCTAATGCAGGAATAGATTTAGTTAATTATGGAACAAGTATAGCTAATGATACCATGACTGCACCTAAAGCAATTCTAGTTGAAAATGCTGGGGGTGTTGGGTGTGAATTATTGTTTAGTACAGCAGAATGGACTACAGATGCAGATGACACAGCAGATTCTATGAGTGATGCAACTCACTATTTAGCTATGTTACTACCAGCAGGTGAATGTGTTTATTTACCTAACAATAGACTTGTTGGAACATCAGGAGGAGTTGGTGGTGGTATGGGTGTTGCAGTTGACAATCAAGCTCCTAACTCTAATGAATATACAGATAGTGGTGCAGATTTAGATCATGCAACAGCTAACACAATGGGTTCAGACACAAGCCACACTACACTTAATTTAGAAGATGGACATAGTAAGTATTTCAAAGTAGGTGATTTAATAAGAATAGAAAATGAGATATGTGAAGTAACTGCTGTAGGTACAGGAGCAGATTTAGCTAATAGTACTTGTACAATAATTAGAGGGCTGTATGGCTCAACAGCAGCAACTCATGCAGATGATGTTGCAATTAGATTTCCTTTCTTTAATATGCACCATGACTTTGATGATACTTCTTATAATGGTGGTGGTAATGGAAGTGCTACTGTAGCTAAGACAAATGCTTCAGGAAAGTTTAAAGCAATGAACTTTTTTGGCTATGGGAGGACTGCTGATGCTGTATGTGATGGCTTGGTTGCAGGGAGTGTGGCTTTAAAATTCTATAATCAAGGATTCCAAGAATTTGGATTAGCAGGTATTACTTCCAGCACAAAAACTGGGTTGGCTGTTAGCACAGAATACACGTTTTCTCTAAAAATCTCAGGTGGCTCTGCTGATGATGTGGCTTTTACTACTGATAGTTCAGATGTAACCTTTGGAAATGTGATAGCTAAGATTCAATCAGCGATTAATGATAAATATACAACAGGTACTAATCTGAAGAACAAGAAAGCTAGAATTGGCATAGTGAATGGAGATATAAGAATTACTGATAGTTCAAGACTTTCTACAGGTGCAATATTAATGGCTGCACCATCTTCAGGAACAACTCCTTTTGCAGTAGGAATTATACCAGCAGTTGGAGTATTAGAAGCAGCAGTTGCTGCAAAACTTCCTGATGATACTTTAAGAGATTCAATTACTAATGCTTCAAGAAAGAATACAGCAGCATTTTTACTGGATAATGGTAGAGGACAATTAGTTGGAGCAGGTGGTGGTGGAAGTATTAACTATGAAACTGGAGAGATAAATATAAACTCATTTTCAAATGCTGAGTTTGTGGTTTCAGCTAATACTAAAGCAGCACATTGTGGTGGAGCAGAAGATTCAGCAACCACTATCAATGGGGTGGTAACTTTAGAAGCAAGAAGTTGTAATCAGAAAGCAGATACAGAAATTAGAATAATAAGTTTAGGATAATCGTCGAAAGGGTGGAGCAGATTTTTGAAATAATAATATTGGGGTTGTTGTTCAGTTTTTTGCTCTACCCTATCCTAACTACTAAAAATTAAAAAAAGAGGTAAATAATGGCAGTTACAAGCTTTAAATATGCAGGTATATCAGATCTAACAGCTTACTTTAATCAAGCAGATTCATTTGACAGCAAAAGACAACTATTCCCAACTGAAACATCAGGGAGTAATCATTTTTTTAGAGATTCAGGATATGTGGATAGTTTTTTTGTAAATGGCTCTGAACAGGCTTCTCCCCAAGCAGACTTTGATAATGTAAATGGAGATGGACAATGGTGTTATAGGTCAGATAACAATGATTTAAAATATCAAAATAGTACCTATTCATCTACTACTATCAATAATCAGATATTTGAAGCAGGAAAAGATTTTACAGACTTTTTAAATCAACAATTAACAAATGCTAGTATGGAATTAAATAATCTTTTAGATGCTAGATACCCAACACCACTTCCTAAGAATACTCAAATATCAGAAAGTGCTGCAAGTGGATTAACATCTGAATATGATGCTGTAATTGTTAAAGCTACTTGTTATATATGTGCTAGTAATTTGATTAGGAGTAAAGATCCTACAAGTGAAGAAGCTGATTATTATTATAATTTAGTTACCAATGCAGAACTTACTGGAATTACAGATAGATTAAATAAAGGAGAATGGAAATTATCTTTTGAGGTAGATGATAAGGATTCTCAAGGATCTATTAGAAAAATTACTCAGGTAGGAACTATGCAACTGGTTGAAACAGCATCACAATATTATGGGCAACCTTATGATGTCCTTCGCATAACCTGTACAACTGGTGGTGCTTATGGAACTGCTAAATGTTCAGTAGATTATTATGGAGATGATAAATTGTTTGGCTCTCAAACTACAAATAATATAGTTACAGGTGGATTAGATAGTTGGGGTGGATTAGGTGGAGTGAGGGTAAGATTTCAGGGTGCTTCTATGACAGCTGATGACCAATGGGAAATAGAGGTTGCAAGTGAAACTAGAAAAATATCCAATGCTTCTACTGGAACAATTAAATTAAGCAGGAAAAGCAAGGCATTCTAAATGGCAGTTACTTATGAAAATAATTTTAATTTTATTGTAGATAAGCTGATGGAACTTATCAAAACAGAAATGCCTGTTCCTGTTCAAAAGACTACAACAGGGCAACCATTATTAAAAGCTAATGAATCCATAAGATTAATTCCCAATGGATCAAGTTTAGTAGAATATGCTTCATTTATGGAGCAGAGGGAATATAGTATAACAATACAATATGTATTTCAGGACAGAAGGGAAAGTCATAATTTCTTAGATCATGTGATGAATAATTCTTCAAGATTAGAAGCATTAATCCATGATAATATTACTATGACTTTAGGAGATACCAACTCAACAAGAGCATTTGATTTAAGAATGAATGATATGGAATTAGATGCTGATATAGATGAGGAAGGATTCTTTGTAGTTGAATATGATTTCTCTTGTCAGCATATTGGTAATCAAGCATAAGTAAGGAGAAGTAATGAAGATAAAAGCAAATGAAAAAATCTCTAGACTAAATGTAAACACAGCACCTGTAAGTCAATCAGAAATTGTAAAACTCAAAAGAGGTGAAGTTGTTGAAGTTGATGATGAGGGTGGAAAAACACTAATCAGATGGGGTTTAGCAAAAAAAGAAAGTGAAATTAGAAAATCTAAAAGCAAGGAGAATAAATAATGGCTACAAGTTATGATGTCAGGCATTCACAAGATGCACAATTAGGAATAAAACATGAAGCAACTTTTGGAACAGGGTTAGATGTTGCAGATGCTGATACACAAGTATATAGAAGAATACCAATGGCTGAAGCACCTAAACCTACATTTAATTTTCAAAGAGAAAGCAGAATGCTATCAGGTAGAGGAAGTATTAAAGATGCAGGAGATACTTTATTAATAACAAAAGGTGGAACAGTTACTTGTCCATTTGATTTTATTGCAACACCTGAATTATTATTACAACATCTAGTAATGGTTGGGCAAGAATTTAATGATCAGACTTCTAATGTCTATGATGTTGAATTTGATAGTTCATCTAACTTACAATCAATAGGTGGTGCTGTTAGTGGAGGATTGCCTCATACTGTTAATCTAGCATACATGCCAAATTCTGCAGGTGCAGCAGATGGAATAAAAGTTGTAGGTGCTTTATGCTCAGACCTTTCCATAAAAGGTGACTATGGTACCAATTCAGGGTGCATTACTATGAGTGGCAATTATTGGTCAGGCTTCTCAAATATCCAAGAAGGCAATGGTGCTGGAACAAGAAGTGAAGTTGATTTTACAGGAACTTGGGTTGATCCTGATGAAAATGTATTTTTTCACATGGGTGACCTTAAAACTAAAACACTTCAAGTTGAAGCAGGTAGTGCATTAGAAATGATAGTAAAAGGATTTGAAATAAATATTTCCAATAATGTACAAGCAATAGGTGGTGATGGTAGTGGTAATCCTGAAATGTACACAATGCCACAATTTGATATTACAGGTTCTTTAACTCTAAAACATGATGCTAACTTTGATTTAGGTACAGGAACTAATGTTCTGAGTTCTTATGTCAATAAAAATACTATGGGATTAGCTTTAAAGTTTGGTGATAATACAGTATCAACTGTAGGTGAAATGAATATTGCAGCAGAGATTCAATTAACAGGTGATCCTACTGTAGAGAATAGTGATCAGGGTGTTTTTTGGAATCTGCCTTTTGAATGCCTATATGATTCATCAACTCCATTAGAAGCACTAAAAATTGACATATTTAGTGATACTGCACCAACTGCAATGTAATATTGTTTTATTTGGCTCAAATTTGGTATATTAAAATACTAAATGGAGATTAAATATGTCAAAAAACACTAAAGTAGAAGGTGAGAATGTTAAGGAAATATCTTTTGATGTAAAAGATTTAAACCTTGATGAAAGAATAGAGTTTATGAGTATTCTTAAAGGAAAATCAATATTGAAAGATTTTGGGTTTGCTAATTATGTTAATATGGTTAGAATAGCAACAACCCTTACAGATGATGAAATAAATGTTTTTACTGATGAGGAAATTACTTCTATAGCTTGGAAATGTTATAGTGTTATAAATAAAAAAAAACTGAAGAAATAACATTAATTATCAATGTATGGTTGTCTGTTAAGCAACCTAAAACTCATATACCAAAAGAGTTTCCTTATAAGGGTTTGAATCCAGTTGCTAATAAACAAGTAACTATAGAAAACAAAGAAGATATATATGAGGTATTAATGAATTGTTATGATGAAGCAATAGAGAGAGGATTTGATGTAGGTGAAGCACTCTATAATCAACTTTTCTTCTTTGCAGATCCTGAACATATCTATGATAATGATTCTCAAAATCTTATAAAGAAATATATCTATTGTGAAGCCTTTAATTGTCCACCTTACCCAAGTTTGCAGGAAACCCCTGCTACACTTGTAGATGATTTTTTACTCATAAAAAGAGAAATAGCTAAAGCAACTAAGGAAAAATAATATGGCTGGAAGTACATTCATACAAAAAATAAAATTACTATTCACAGGTGCTAAAGGAGCAACTAAAGATGCTAAGAAGTTTGAATCATCTTTGAAGAAGATTCAGAAAACAGCAATAACACTAGGTGCAAGTTTCTTTGCTGCTCAAGGCATTATTCAGGGATTTAAAAAGATGGCAGAACTTGCAACACAACATGGAAAAGTTCAGTCAGGATTCATGGCATTAGGAAAAGAAATTGGAATTACTACCCTTAGTTTAAATAGCTTTAGAGAAGCTGTTAATGGAACTATGAGTGATACTGATTTAATGACACTTGCTAATCAAGCTATGATGCTTGGAGTGGCTAGTTCTGAGAAAGAAATGGCTAAGTTATTTGATACTGCTCAAAGGCTAGGTAGAGTAATGGGTGTAGATACTAAAGGATCTATTGAATCACTTGTTACTGGTATTGGTAGGCAATCAATACAAATGCTAGACAATTTAGGAATTATTGTTAAATCAGAAACAGCTTATCAATTATATGCTGAATCTATTGGAAAAACATCAAATCAATTAACAGAGCAAGAAAAGAAGTTAGCATTTAATGCAGAAGCTATGCGACAGGCAACTAATGCTGTGGCTTTATTGGGAGAAGAAAACCTTAATGCTGCTGATAGATTAGATGCATTAACTGTAAGTGCTGAAAACTTTTGGCAAATGACTGGAACAGAATGGAGGCAGAATTTAGAAAGATTCTTGGGTCTGTTTGGAGAACAAGCAGGTGGCTCTATTAGTTTTTGGCAAAACTACAGAGCTGCTCAACAAGCAGCATTTGATGCAGATTATGTTGGAGCAAGAGATCAGATTATAGGTATAGTTTCATCACTTGAGGAAACAAATCCTGTCATTACTGAACAAGGACAATCTATGGATAAGTGGACAGAAGTTTTCTCAGGCAATATAATAATTCAAAAGAAAATGCTTCAGGATTATATGGATTTGCAATTTGAGAGAGGTGACGTTGATCAAAATGTTCTTGCAGCTACTATAATATGGTTTGAAAGGCTTGAAGAATTACAAGTGGCTGAACTTGAGAGATTAAATGATCCTGCATATTTAGCAAGGGTAGAAAGTATAAAAGAAGAAAATGAAGCAATAGAAAAAAGAGTTGAATTAAGAAAACAAGAAGCAATAGCAGATGAAGAATATTTTGAAATATTGGCTCAAAGTAGTGCTGCTTGGGAAAATGCAACATTAGCAACAAAGAATCTTGATATGGCAAGAAATGAGTTCTTTGAAAACAGTGAGGGTATCTCATCAGTTGCAAATCTTTTTACAGCACATATGAAAAACATGGTAGCATCTTCAGATGGTCTTACTAAATCCCAAATAAATTCAGCTATGGCAGTTGGAGCTGCAAATAAAAGTGCTGCAAAGGCAGCAGGTCAAGCAGCCTCAATGTATATAATGGCTAAAGCACAAGAAGCAGTTGCTTCATTCCTTGCAGATGCATTTAATAAAGGTGGTATTTTTGGTGGTATTTTAGGAATAGGTGCAGCAGGGGTTGTTGGGAGTTTGTTTTCAGGTGCAGTAAGACAAATTTCTGAAACTGCTTTTGCAGCAGAAGGTATGAATGAGATAGTAACTGAGCCAACAATGATTATTGCTGGTGAAGAAGGACCTGAGTATGTTGATATTGAGCCTACTACAAATGAGGGTGCAGGTAGAGGTGGTGGTGTTAATATTTCTTTTACTGGGAATGTTCTAAGTTCAGATTTTATTGAGAATGAAGCTGTTCCACTTATTAAAGAAGCATTAAGAAAAGGTGGAGATATAGGCATTTCATGATAACCTTATCAGAAAGATTCTCAAATGATATACAGGGAAAAGATACTTATTTAATTCCACTTGTTATTATTGATAATAGGTTTTATTTATCTACAAACAAATTAACCCTAGAAAATCATTATGATCCACTTGTTAAAAGCATAGGTAACATCAAAGAATCTATAGATACAACTAGCAAGAAATTTAAAATATCTAGTGTTTCTATCAAGTTCTTTAATTTTGAATATAATGGAGAAAGGATTACAGATAGACTATTTGAACAATCTGTAATGAACTCAAGGGTAGATATATATTATAAATCTCCATCATGTGAATCTTTGGAAGATTGTATGAAATTATATTCAGGATATATTAGAGATATAAAAGAAAATGCAGATTTATTAAGTATAGAAATTGAAGATGTAACAGAAACCTCTCTACATAAAAAAGTTCCTTATAGATATACACCATCAGAAGGGTTGCCTGAAAAACATCAGAACAAACTTATTCCTATGGTTTATGGTTTTGTAGATAAATCTCCTCTTGTATATTCTCCTTATCCATTGCCTGATGGCTTTGGTGATAACAAATTTATATTAGATTCAGATGATTTAGATATAAAATCAATAGATGTTCTACAAATATTCACAAATGATGTTTATTTGAATGTAAAAAGAGATGCAGATCTTCTGATCGCAGAAATTGTAGATACATTATATCAAGGATTGCTAGAAAATCAATGGATAGAAACTAATAATCAGATAATAATTGATAAAACAGTAAGCACAGACTGGAGTTCAGAAGCAACAGTAGATTATGGTGTTGGAACTCCACTTACACATGGATTTGCAGAAATAGAACAGACTTCTGATGTAAAATATGTGGGAGGGGTACATAAAATAAACTATGATAGTAGTGGGGAGATAAAAACAAATATTATGGCTTTTCAAGATTCTGAGGGTACAATAGAATCAGATGGAAACACTGATGGATTGTATTTAATGATTAAACAATTTGGGAATGAACATGAGTTAGACTTTGGTATTCCATCATGGGTTTGGGGAGATCCTTCAAATATTTACCTTCTTCCTATTGAGGTTGATGGAGAGGTGGTGTTGGTATATTATGGAGAGAGTTTTATGACTTTTGAAATTAATTCTTCTTTAGCATCAGATTCTGATTTATTAAAAGGGTTGGTTGAAAATGTAGAGGGTGATATAAAAGAAATAAAGGGGATAATTAAGCTAAATTATGATTTTGAGGCATTTGCAAAAGACAATCCAACTGCCAATGAGCCAACATATCCTATTTTGTTTTTTTCACAAGTAGGATTGGGGTTTGGAATGCCATTATTTCCTGAATGGGATTCTCAAGGACTACTTGATTATGAAACAATAAGCAAATCAGGGGATACATCTTTTCCAGTTAAAGATATTACAAGCAACAAGTTTTCAATAGGAGATAGTGCTGCTCTTCAGGCTGCCATTTCCAATCTTATAGATATTTTCTTTGATTGGTTTGGAGCACCTCCTAGCGATTTTCAATTTGATTCACAAGCACTTATGGATTGGTTTAAAATAAACCATCTAAATGTAACAAGAACAGCAATATTAAAAGATTTTAATAAGTATGATTTATATGCTTCTGTAGATGGTAGAGTAGATGATATAAATGGAACATATACTGGACAGGGAACAACTGTACTTGGTGGAGAAGTAGGAACTCAACAAAGGCAAGAAATTGCTATAAGCAGACCTCAATCACCAAGACCAGTAAAACAAGTTAAGCAAGTTAAAAAGAAAACAGATAAAGGGAGTGCATACTAGTGGCTCTTATATATGAATTAGCACACCCTCTATTAATAGATGATACTCAGATTACTTTTAGAATAAAAGATCATTTAGATGCTGATTTAACTACAACTGAAGATGGATTAAAACTTGTTAATGCTTTCACTTATATGAACTCAGCAGATTTTACTAATGACACTAACAATGTTGGAACAATATTAACAATTAGAAACTTTGCATGGACATTAGGACATGGATATGAGGCTGGTGGATTTGATTATAGTGGATATTTTCAAGCATTAGATGGTCTATCAGGTAATTCCCACACCTATAATCAAGGCACTCTTGGTGTTTCTGAACCATATATATCAACTACATTACCTGCATATAGGTTTCTACATGGGGCTGATATTGCTAGCAATGGTGCTAGTGATTCAACATTTTGGGGAGATGTTGCTGGATATTCATATAGTTCTCCTGAATCAATAGTTTGGGAGGCTGGAAATGAAAATTATAGCGTATTAATAACTTTTAATCTTCCTACAAGTGGATCACATTGGGAATCTGATTATGTAAGGTGCAAACACATGGATACTCTGTGGGATAGCAACGCTCTTGTTGCTGGGTTTGATGTAACTATGGGAGATGCTCCTTTTGTTGAGCAAATTCCAACTGAGGCTTGGATTAATTGGGTTAATATTAATAAAGTTGATTTTTATGGATATGAGGGTTGCATTGGTGCAATTTTTTCTATTCTTGAGATTGATGCAAGTAGTAATCCTACAGAACTAATAAAAATATACCCAACATCTGAAGTTCCTGAAATTGCTGATTCTTTCACTTCTCAAGTGACTTCCCTTCAGCCTTATGTGTGGGGAGCAAATCCTCCTAATTATATACCAATAGAAGAAGCAACTACATATAATTTTGGGTTATCTATAACAGATATAAATATTCCTACTTCAGTTGTTGAGAATGAAACAGTAGAGTGCAGTTTTAAGATTAATTCTGTAGATTTTAATGGACAAGTTAATACTACAATATTTGGCATTTCTTTTCAGAATAATTTAGGAGAAGAAGTAATAGTTAATTATGGAACTATTCAATGGGAAGGGGGAGATGATACAACCCAATCTTATGATATAACAGCAGGTGGGCAAATACAAGCAAATTTCACATATACAGCAAATGATGTTGCAACACAACAAACAGATAGTTTTTATATATTTTCTCAAATGATTACACTTGATGCGAGTGCTTATGGTGATGATAGTGATGATGCTCAAAGTCAGTTTAATCAACTCGTGGAAGAAGAGGGAGATATATTTGAAGGGGGACAGCTTGGAACATTTGCTGATACTCCATATATTCAAGTTCTAGATGAAGGACAAGATCCTGATGATGTGGAAATACCTAGCGAATTTGCTATTGTTAAACCTTCAGATATTATTTATCACTTAGCAAAGACAGAGCTTGGATATGATAAAGATATAGATCCCAATTCTATCGATGAATCTAGAGCCAATCATGATGATGGTTGGGATTTAGGATTCTGTATAAATAAAGAAATAGATAGCAAGAAATTAATACAAGAAATATCTCAATCAAGCAAATCATTCCCAACCTTTTCAAATGATAGATTAAAATTCATTACTATAAAAAGCACTTATGATGGAACTGAAGATATAAATACTATTAAAAGTGCTGAAGTTATTAAATATAATTTTTCAAGAACTAAGATAGAAGATGTTAAAACTCAGATTGAAGTTAAGCATAAATATGATTATGGATTAAAGAATCATATAGAAACTACTGGTGAAATAAAGATTAATGAACATTATGTAGTGAATAATGCTTATTGGCTCACAGGAACTTATGGTGATTTGTTGGGAGGAAATCTTATATTGAATAATTATTATGGAATTAAAAGAACTGATACTGCAATAGATCATATAGATACATTCTTAACAGTTGAAAATGATTATATAAGAGAGTCAGGCTTGGCTGAGAGGTTTGCTAGATATTTATTATACTGGCACATGAATCAGCACAATATTGTTGAACTCACATTACCTTTAAAGTATTTTGCTCTAGAGATTGGAGATTTAATTGAGTTTGATGATATGATATTAGGCAAAAAAGTATATGGGGAAAATTATTCAAGAACTGGAGTTGATTTTGATATGCCTTTTAGATGTGGTCAATATATCTTGCCTTTGTTTATGGTTACAGAAACTAGCAAAAGCATAAAAGATATTAAAATTAAAGCCATACAGCTACATAACATGACTACTGGAGAATTAAATTATAAAGGGGAGGTATATCCATCAATAGATGAATCAGATGTAAATCCACAAGATTTTCCTACTGATATTCCTGAAGATGAAGAAATAATTGTTTATCCTGAAGGGGATTTGAATCAAGATGGTATTGTAAATGTGTTAGATGCTATACTCTTAATTCAGATAATATTATATGGTGACCAAGAAGGTGGAAATTCAAATGATTTAATTGATTCCTTAGATGATATGTTAGATGAATAAAACAGATTTAATAAATAGAAAAAATTTACCTGTAGCCAGTACAGGAACTCTCAAATATGGGAGAGGAGATGTTATCTTTGAAACCAATGGAGAGATAGCAGTCTTTGAAATTGGTTATATTGGAGCAGTAAGAGGGTTTAAAAAATTAGGAAAGGGTTGGATTATAAAAGCATCTAGTAGTAAGATAATTATATTCAGCACAGCACAAGTAGAATTATCAGAATTATTATTTACCTATATTGGAGAATTAAAGATAACTAGCTGTAAATGTACTTGCTGGGATAAAACAAAATTTCATGCTAGAGTTCAGAACTTAAATAGAAATGATTGGAATATAAATTATGGTGAGTGGGGATCTGATGCTAGGAAATATGAAGAAATAGAAACACAAAAGATAATTAGAAGAAAGGTGAGAAAAACATTATTTTAGGAGAAAGAAATGGCTAAAAGACAAGTTGGCAAATGTAGATTTTATGCAGATATTCCAAGTTACTTAAAAATATTGGGAAGCTATGGTGGATCAGAAGGATTTTATACAGAAGAAGAAGGAGCTGATGTGGTTGATGCTTTTCCTTTAGATAATCCTGAAAATGTTTGGCAAATGAATCCCTCTCAAACTACAACCTATGAAGTTCCTAATATTGGTTTTCCATATTGGAAATTTTGGATAAATACTCAGCTTGGATTGTCAGATGAGGAACTATTAGCATTGCCTCAAAATAGAGAACTTGCTGAACTTATAACCAACATTCCTTCAAGCACATCTTCAGGTTTATATGCAGGGATTCTAGGGCATAATATTGGAACTAATGCTGCAAATGCATTGCCACAAATAACTGTTGGAGGATATGAAATAATTGAGGGTTCAGTAGATTTTGGAGAAGATGGTACTGAGGGAACTGGAGATGATATAATAACTGAAGAATCCACAACACTTCAACTTGCTAATGGTGTAAATAGTTTTAATGAAATTGTTAATTTTCCTGCAGAAGACTCTCTCATTGAACATAATGGATATTCTTTAATTGATATAACAGGCTTTGAGTATAATGTTAATCATGTTTTTAATATTGGATTTAATGTAAATGTTGGAGATGTTGATGAAGTTGATATAGGAGCATTTACTTTTGGGCGTTGGTTCGAACCTGAACATGCCTTTGACATTAAAGCAACTATAGACCATAGCTATGATGGTGTTAAGCTACAAAATACTATAGGAGGAAGCACTTTATCTAATATTAGCTATCTAGGGCAAAATAATTGGGGAAACCTTCCTGCATGGACATTAGAAAAACAAGAAGGACATGATTATAATATTGGAGCAAACAGGGCAAGAAGAAGCTGGAAAGTAGGACTTAGCTATTTAACTGATGATAATCTTTTTGATAAAGCAGGAAATGAAAATAAATTCTTTACTTGGACAGATCAAGTAGATGGAGAAGATGGAGATCCTGAATATGTATTTGATAGCAGTTTATCCTCATTTTTCAAGCTCAGCTTAATGGGCAAACTACCTTTTATCTTCTGCCCTGATTCAAGTGCTGATGATTTAGAATTTGCATTATGTAGAATTACCAACAAACCTTCCTTCAAGCAGGTAGCGAACAACCTGTTTTCAACCTCCCTCGTAATAACAGAAACTTACTAATATAAATAAGATAATAGCACACATTAAAGGCTCTTAATTGAGCCTTTTGTGTTACTAGATATATATTTGTTATATTAATTTCTCCTTATAAATAAAAGAAAAGTTGCTTTTAATGTATATTTATAGTTATATTTAGGGAGGTTAGGGTTAATTAAATAAATGGAGATTAAAAACATGAATACAAAAGAAAATAAATATACAAAATCAAAAGAAATAATAACTAACTCAAAATTCACTTTAAAAGGTGTGAAAACATTTTTAGGTAGAGAAGGTTATGGAGTAAATGCTACTTTATATTATGAAGGTAAAAAGGTTGCATTTTTGTTAGATAGTGGTAATGGTGGAGAGTTAAGTGTAGATTGGGAAAGTAAGTATGATAGGAAAAAAGAGGAATTTATAAGAATACCTATAGTTGAAGAAGCTAAATTATATAGAGATACTCTTATTAATTCTTTACCAAAAACTACTTGGGGAGATTTAAGCGAAGCTAGGGGAGAAAAATCTATAATAGATTCTAAAGATGACTACACTTGGGATACTGAGGCTATTATGAATACTTTAGTAGATTATGAATTAGATAATAAAGAGTGGAAAAAGAACTTGAGAAATCTTTGCATATTTAAAACTAAAGAAAAACAAATAATCAAGTTTAGGACAAAAGTAAAAGATTTTAATAATATTACCAATACAAAGAAATATGGTAGTATTAAAGTAATAGAGTATTTTGAGAAAGAATATAAAGATTGTGTAATACTTAATCTTCTACCTCAGAATAAGGCTTTTGAGTATTTTGTTAAATATATTAAATAGGTTAATGAAATAAATAAACTTCTTTGGCACATAGAAGGTAGAGGATAGCTTAAGGTGATACCAATCCAATACAAAAATGTGCCAATAATTTGAAAGGTTAAATAAATAATAAAATGGAGATTAAAAAATGAAGAAAGTAAAATTATTAGTAATAGCAAAAGATTATAATGGTCATAAAGATATATTATTTATGATGAATGAAAATGATAGCAGAATTACTGAAAATGGTAAATCAAATAATGGCAACTATGAGATTTTAGATTATGGTGATTTTGAAAATAATATATTGACAGTAAGTGATAATGTTAAATATAAAGTGTTTGAAGATTGGAGTGTAAAGGAAATATAAATAGGGAGAAAACAATGAGAGAAAAAATCACTAGCATAATATTTTATATATGTCAGTTATACTTGATTTATCTATTAATTATGGAACTTTTAAAATAAGGAAGGAGAATACATGAGTGAATATTATTTAAGAGTAGATGAACATACTCCAATGCTTTTAAAGGCTTTGATTAGATATGGACCTTATAGGCAGAATTATTATGCTAAAGAATTGGGGATTAAGCCTAGCAATTTATCATCTTACTTGAATGGAAAAAAGAAGATGTCAAAAGAATTATGTGGTAATTTGTTGGGGTTATTAGGATTCAATCCTTCATACCCATATATACACATAGAAAACAATTTAAGATTTACAAATAAATAAACAAAGGAGGGCATTATGCCTGTAAAAATACATGGGAAAGATTACACAACTTGTGCAGAAAGATTAGCAACTTTTCACAAGAGATTTAAAGACCAAACTAAATCAATTATCACAGAGATTATTCAATTCAAAGATGGTATTGTTGTAGTGAAGGCAGTAGTCAAGGTTGGTGAGGAAGTTTATGTTGGTCATGCTTATGAAGAAATAGGCTCAACACAGATTAATACTACAAGTGCTTTGGAGAATGGAGAAACAAGTGCAATTTCTAGGGCAATGAAATTCTGCTTAGGTGATGTTGATATATCTAATGAGATAGCTAGTGCAGAAGAAGTGGCTACTGCTATAAATAAGCAACAAAATGCACCCTCTAAGCCTGAAAAAGTTGATTTGAGTGGTGATGGTTGGAGAGATGAGCCTATTGGCTTTAAAAAGGGAAAAAATGAAGGCAAGAGTTATAGAGAAGTAGATGAGGAAACTCTTGTGTGGATCATAAATGATTGTAAGGTTGAAACTTGGAAGCAGAAAGCAGTTGCAGAAATGAAGCTAAGAGAAAATAAACCACAGGAAGCTGCTACAGAAGAAGCAGATGAATTGTTTGCATAATGAGTAAGAAAGAAGAACTGCATATCTTGTGGGGATTAGTGACAAGAATCAATAATATGGTCTTTGGATACCAACCAAGAGGAAGGGA